CGCATACGGGACATGAGCGCTTCTGTAACCCGATCGCGATCAGTTGCAAAGTCGTCAAACGTCGGGGCACGGCTGGCTTGGGAGAAGTCATACTGCTCCTGAAACTGCCTTGGGGCCGGTGCGGAATTAAGCCCCGGCATGCCTGACTGATCAATCTGAGTGCTTGAAGCTTGATCAACATAGCCTATACCTCTCTGCGCAAGATCATTCAACGCAGTAGAAATTGCATTGTTCTGGTCATAAAGTTTTTGCTGCTCAGGACTTAGCGTCGTTGTTGCAGTCGTGCGCGGGATAATAGTCCCATCAGGCAAGCGATGCCCACCAGCCGTATCGTAGGTGAAGGTCAGACTCCCATCCGGGCCTACTTGATTAGGCTGGTTGAGGTAATTCGTCGCTAATGTCGAATTTAGATTAGCTTCGCCCTGAGCTTGTGCGGCTGCTGCGTAATCAGGTGCTTTAGGTGCTTTTGGCTTGCCCACGGTATTTATCCTTCAAAGATAGCCATTTACAGTCTGATCTAGCTAAGCTATAAATCAGCAAATCCCCTTTCGGGCTGGCGTCTTTGAGGGTAGCCTCTAGACTGAAGCCGATATGTTCAATGAACTTACGGCTGTCGAGATTGTCGCTCTCAACTGGCGAAAGAATTTTGTTAACTTCCAACTCCACAAACGGGTAGTGGAAGACATACCATAGAAACTCTCGATTGAGCCATGCTTTCCCCTCCCCCGCGCAGTGGAGCATGATTGAAGCTCCATTACATCCTTCGTAATAAACTGCTGCGATCGGTGCGTCAAGCACTGTATCATAAAGGCCGATAGTATGCCCCTTGCCGAGCATCCAGTGGCCTTGGGTCTTGGAGGAAATCCACGGGCCGAAGATGTGATCTTTGCCTGTGACTACGAGCTTCATAGAATACCAGCAGGCCGAAGAGCGAAGTCAGTGGAAGTCCACGAGAACTGCGCGGTGGAGGTAACTAGCTGCAAACGTAGAGAATACAAATACCCCAAGTCATTCGGGACAGTCAGCCACTTACTCTCTACAGTTGAAAGTCCCGAAGACCAGACAGCAGTGTCCCAGAGGCTTGTGTCCCAGATACCTGTCCCGCTCAGAGGCAGGAAGGTATTCTGAGTAAAAGTTGGGCTGGTTTTGTAATCCACATCGAGGCTCAGTGCCAGTGTCGCCTGACCATCTACAGCCACATTTGGCCGAGCAAGGCTGACATTCTTTTGCCCCTTGGTTCCGAGATTGTTATACGCCTGCGAAATCTGGCCAGTGATCGGAGCCCCAGAGTCGGACAGGCCTCCCCAAGCTTTGTAAACCGTAGCACCTCCGGCGAAGTATAACTCCCCATTAAACACTGTCCAGCAGCGAGCGTTCCAGCCAAGGAACCTGCACCAAGCTTTTGTGATGTTATTCATCACATACTGGTAAGACACGTTATCTGCCGAGATCGGAACGTTGACGAGCAAGAAATTCGCGTCAGGGTAGACGACAGCTTGCCAGCCGGGCACTCCACTGAACTGGCTGGTGGAGGATAGGAAAGCTCCTTCGATCTTGAAACTATAAGCCTGCGCTCGGTCGATGGTAGCGGATAGTAACTGCTTCGACAGCGGAAACGCACCTTGCTTGGAGATATAAATCAAATCACCACCGTAGCGGGTTAGGCACTTTCGCCCAATCGGTTCCCCCACATAGTAGACCCCGACCAAAGCCCAGGTAGCTGTGGCAGTCGGATCGGTGCCTTGATAGACGGCTAATTCACCCTCAGAAGAAACTACGACAAAGAGGTCATCAACGCCTTTGCCGCCATCAATCGTCCAGCTATCCACAGCAACAACATAACCACCTCTGGCAAAAAGTGGACCAACAGGGAACCTTGTGGCAGCTCCGGCAATCGCGTCTACGCCCAGATACCAAAGGTCCATGGAACTCGCTTCCACAAACCAAAGTCGACGTTTATGCACACATAGAGTTATTAAATCTCTCGTATCCACACCAGTAATCGCAGGAGTAGACGCTCCCGTAATATCCGTCCAAGTGGTCCCGTTGTAATTCTTCAAATAATCCGTGCCATTGACTCCGATGAGGAAAGCTCCAGCCGTGTTGATAAAACTGACAGAAGCATATTCACCATTCGTGCAAGCCGTTGCAGCCGAGCCAGCCGCACCGGAAGTTGTGGCTTCAAAAATCCCGTTATCGGTGGAGACAAACAGCTTCCCGCCAGTCGTGTGGTTATAAGGCAGAAAAGCCCTAGCCGGATCGGGCAGAGCGGTCAGCCAGTCACTCGACCCTTTCCGCAGACTGACGTCGGAAGTGCCTGGGAAAAAGTTATCCATTACCACAGCATCAAGCGGGTTCATAGCTGCGAGAGAGTCCCTCGCATTCCAGCCGCCTACAGGAGCTGGAATAGTCGTAGTTCCCGCTGTGGCTTCATTCGGCAGGAAGGGCTTAACTCCACTCCGTTGAGAGGGGCCGCGTCTTGGGCCTCTCATGCCACTGGCCAATTACCAGAGGGAACGCAAATTCCCGGAGATATGTCAGGGAGAGAAGTTTGGGAAATATCATAACTCCGAGGAACTTTATTCCTGACAATGTAATTATTTAGCAAGGAATAATACTTCTCTTCATCCGCTTGGTATGGCAAGCCTTTGATCTGTTTCCAGCGATAGGCCACACCCTTACGAAGTATCTTTTCTGGCAGAACGAAGCTATCATCATCTGCCGTAAACCTCGGTTTGTAAGTCGTGCCATCGACGGCCAGAATAGCCCAGGAACTTGCATACTCAAAATACACTTCACTAAAAGGTGTAGCCGGAACAGGGTTGATTAAAATCTCATCGCCACGAAGTCGGAATTTATAGAAAGGGCCAGGATTGGGTATCGCCTTAACCTGCTGCCACTCGATCTCTGTTAAAGGGCCATACAACGGTCTACGAAGCGTCCTATCAAAGAACGTCCCCGTATACGCCCACATGAAACCCTCAACCCCTGCGAGGTCTTGGATCTTTCCCTGACTCTCACTCGCAACCATAGTGAAAGTCCCCTCGCGGGTGATGCCTTGGAACTTCGACTCATCGGTAATATCATCGACGAGTTCTTGGCAAATCCCAAGCAGCTGCTGAACTGTGGTATCAGTTCCTCCAATAACCGCAGTCGGCACATTCAAAGCGTGAATGCGGCAGTGGTCTTGTATCACAGTCAGCAGCGACATGGTTTAAGCGTCCTCTTTCACCTGAGCGGATTGAAGTTCTGACTTCAAATTCTCAATAGTTTTAGTAGCTGTTTCAAGTTGCTTGGTGAGTCCTGCCACAGTCTTGCGAAGTTCATCAAGCTCTTCCGCAGTTTTCCCTGTAGAAGTCGCAGAGTCAAGCCACGCCTGCGCCTTTTCCTTCAGCGATCTCGCCCCCATGCCGATAGCGGCTAGAGTAGACTCATTCGCGGCTGCAAGATCTTCCACCGTCCGGACATTGGCGTCCAAGATAGCCTTCACCTGCGCAGGGCTCACAGCCGGCCAAGACATAATCGAAGTCCCGTCTTCCGGAATTTCACGAGTCTCGCACCAAGATTTATATTTCCGATGGTAGGCTTCAAGCCACTCTCCAGGTATTCGATCCTGTCGAACACCTTCCTCCAGACCAGCGAGCCAATCTTCCGCGACTTTTTCAATCCGATCTTTTGACCCACTCGGAGTCACAATCGCGTAATTAACATCTTTGCCGACGAAACGACCCGCTTCAGTCGAAGCCTGACGATCTTCCACTACTCGAGTTTCGAAAGTCACATACGGGGGTCTTGCTTTTTCTTCCATTTTAATGTCCTTTCAGGGCCGGAAAGTTAGACGCTGTGGGAGGGAAGAAAAGGGGGAACCCCCTCCCACAGACGCCGGTTGCTCGCTTAGGTGATAGCACCTTGAGCGAAGGGACGATTAACATGCGCGATGTTGTAATACACCGTTGCGTTGTTGTAAGTGCCGGTGACAGTGCCATTGACAGCTGCCGTGGTGGCGAGACTCAAAGTAACCTGAGTGCCATCCGGCGAGATATCCGTAACAGTGCAACCTGCGGCGATACCAGTGCCGCTAAGGTAGATACCTGCGAACCAACCATCGGAGTTAGTGACGCGCAACAGCTTTGAACCAGAGTTCGCAACTGAGTTCGCCTTGGCAACCGTAGTCGTCGAGGCACCTACAACACGAGCGCTCAAGATCTGCTTGCCCGCACTGTTTGCGCCGCCTTGACCAGCAGCTGCAATACCAAAAGCGGTATCAGCAGCTACAGCGGCTTGGCAGTTCACAGGAACCACACCGCCAACACAGATCCAGCCAAAGTCTCCCGAGTCCATCGCAGTCATTGCGATGCCAAGAGGGCGACCGAGGTTGGCAGTGTTCGGGGCTTCAGTAGCGGTGAACACATAGGCTCCGCTAGCAGGGGCCGGAGTCAAGACCACGACGCCATACTGGCGGATTGCGCCACCAGCTTTGACATACATGAACTCGCCAGCTCCCCAATAGGGATCCACAGCCTGAACCAAAGTTCCTGGCTGCATACGGCTTGTAGCGTCAGCAAGATTGAATGGAGAAATCTGCTGCTGACCAAGCAGATTGCTACTTACTGCATAAGACATTTTGCTTCCTTTCTGTCGAAATTGATGCGGGTTATATTAAAATAACCCACACCAGTTTACGCTTTCGCAACGCCCTGAAGGCGGCGATTGGTGACACTCAAGTTACCCATCCAGAGCACGGGGATAACCGTAGCGTCTTGGTTATACGGGCGCATGTCCTCTTGGATCTCCAGATCGGCATCCTTGTGGACGAC